TAAACTTGGTTGTCAGCAAGCCGACCTCATGAATGATGGTCGTTATAACCTAGCAGGCGACTCAGATGGTCGTTGGTCAGCAGAACGCTTCCGTGGTTTGATGTATCAGATTGAACGCGAAGCAAATGTTATTGCGAAGCAGACTCGTAGAGGCAAGGGTAACTTCCTCGTCTGCTCCTCAGATGTTGCATCAGCACTCGCAATGGGTGGATTCCTGAACATCTCACCTGCTCTTAATCAGAGCCTTAACGTAGATGACACTGGCAGCACTTACGCCGGTCTTCTAAACGGTAAGATGAAAGTTTACATTGATCCTTATTCACAAGAAGGTGTAAACTTCGCATGTGTTGGTTACAGAGGTAGCAACCCATACGATGCTGGCATGTTCTACTGCCCATACGTCCCACTCCAGATGGTGCGTGCGGTTGGTGAGGATACCTTCCAGCCCAAGATTGGTTTCAAGACTCGTTACGGTATGGTCAACAACCCATTCGTTTCAAGCGCCAATGTTGGTACGGATCGCTCTGATCCATCCAGCAGCAATGCTAAGAGGGCGAACCAGTACTACCGTATCTTCCTTGTGGATAACATCCACGGTAACGGTTCCTGATCTTAATCCTTGATTCTAAAAGAAGGCACGGGAGCATAAAACCTCCCGTGCCTTTTTTACGCCTACATATAATCGGAGGATTGTAATATGTCTGTAGAATTTCCTGTAATTGGTGGAGGAACATCAGGTCAATTAGACCCTTCATTAAGACAACCTGATACTGATAATTATTTAAAAACCAATAATTACAAATTCACAATTACCAGATCTCCCATGATAGAGTATTTTACACAATCTATAACTCTTCCCGGGATAAATGTGGGACATCAAGAATTACCTACTAGATTTGCTACTCCGGTAAAACTCCCAAACAATTTAGCAGATCATGGTGAATTAAGTATTAGAATGCTTGTAGACGAAAAGTTAAAAAACTTTATTGAAATGTATGAGTGGATAAAGGAAACTGTACCGTTACGGGAAATCGGAAACGATCCTTCTACATATTTTAGTACTGCAAATTTATTGATATTAAATAGTGGATTTACGCCCGTTGTTGATGTAGAATTTAGTAATGTCTATCCAACGAGATTAGGAGACATACCGTTCACATCATCGCAGACAATGACTGAGCCTGTGGTGGTAGATCTTACTCTTTCTTATACTGGTTACATCGTAAAGGATCTTACATGAATCTAAGTGATATCAAGATTATGGTTGAAAAGGATATTGAGTTTGACGAAACAGAATTAGATAAAGAGTCCCTTAGAATACCCCAGTTACACAACAAATACCTAGTCTTTCTTACAGATGAAAAAATTATACTAGAGAAGTATAAACAGGACTTTAGAATTCTCATAAGAAAGAAATGGTTGTATTATACGGGGAAGATGTCTGAGGATGAATTGAAAGAAAATGGCTGGGAACCTTTTGCTTTAAACATTCTTAAGTCGGATGTTGATAAATTTATAGATTCCGATGCAGAGGTGCTTCGTTTACGCGCTATTGTTCGTATGCAAGAAGAAAAGATAAGTTATCTAGATTCTGTGGTTAAGGCAATTAATGGCAGACAGTGGAACATTCGGGCAGCGATAGATTGGATGAAGTTCACACATGGGATTCAATAATGGACGTAGAGATAACTGACCTAAATGATGTTTACATCAAAGTGGACTGCGAAAGATCTATAGCAAAAGAGTTATCAGATTTCTTTACATTCACGGTGCCGAATTACCAATTCACACCGGCATACAAAAAAAGAAAATGGGATGGGAAGATACGTTTATATAATATCCATACACGGGTAATATATAAAGGATTATTAGATTATGTGGTATCATTTTGCAAAGATAGAAATTACACATTTGATACAACAGGCGTTACCTCACCCGGTCACGCAGGGGAACTATTAGTAGAAGATTTTATAGAATCCCTAAACCTTTCTGTGAATAACATCAGAATAGAACCACACAGCCATCAAATTGATGCAGTTTCCTATTCTATAAAAAACGGCAGGTCGCTACTTCTCAGCCCAACCGGGTCGGGCAAGTCATTGATTATTTACATTTTATTAAGATACTATCTTTCAATTATTCCAAAAGATAAGAAAATACTCATCGTGGTCCCAACCACTAGCCTTGTATCTCAACTCTTTAGTGACTTCAAGGATTACTCATCGATGAATGACTGGAGTGTTGACGATAATGTGCATAAGATTTTCTCGGGTCAAAGTAAAGAAACGAATAAACAGATAGTTATCAGTACATGGCAAAGCCTCTATAAAATAGACCCCAGATATTTCTGGGACTTTGAGGTTGCTTTCGGAGATGAGTGCCACTTATTCAAAGCAAAATCTCTTACAGGTCTGATGGAGAAACTGACTACAGCAAAGTATAGATTCGGCACTACAGGTACTTTGGATGGATCAAAGACACACAAATTAGTAGTTGAAGGTCTGTTCGGTAGGGTGTTCAAAACAACTACAACGAAAGAACTTATAGAGAAGGATCTGCTTTCTCAATTAGAAATTGACTGCTTAATATTCAGTTACAATCAGCAGGAAATAGAGACTATAAAGAGAGCCTCATATCAGGATGAGATAGCATGGTTAATCAAAAATAAGAGGAGAAACGCTTTCATAAGCGATCTGAGTGCGTCTCTGAAGGGAAATACTCTTGTTCTGTTTAACTTCGTGGAAAAGCATGGTATACCTTTATACGATAAACTGAAGGACAAAAAGGATGATGTATACCTTATTCACGGTGGAACCGATGTAGATCAGCGAGAAGAAATTCGTCATGTCGTAGATAATAATACAAACTCTACACTCGTTGCATCGTATGGAACATGTTCAACAGGAATAAATATTAAGAATATTCATAACATCGTATTCACATCGCCTTCCAAATCAGTTATACGGGTTTTACAATCAATAGGAAGAGGACTAAGAAAATCAAACCAAAAGGATAAAGTAAAGGTGTATGACATAGCCGATAATCTTTGTTATAAAAAGTGGAGAAACCACACTATGAGACATTTGGATGAACGAGTTAAGATATATAATAATGAGAGATTCCAATACAACATCATACGAATTAGGGAAAAACAATGAAGAAAAACACAAACAGTAAAAACAAGACAGTTTATAGACTATTAAAATTGACAACTGGTGAGGAACTAATAACAAGGATTGTTGGTCAAGCAAAAAACAAATATATCATCACTGATCCAATGGTGTTTCAGATTCAACCTATATTCAATGGTGTTAATGTAAATCAAATGACCGTACTCAAAAAATGGTCAGAGCATTCTGCTGAGAGAAAAATAAAAATACCAAAGAACATGGTGCTTCTTATTACGAAGCCCACTAAACCTGCTGTAGAACTTTACGAATTAGAAATTGATAGGGTATATAATAATCCAACAGAAAAGCGGATAACCAATTTAAACGATATGTTGAACAATAAATTGCCACCTAAAGAACAATTCGATATGGACTCTACACCTCAAAGTCTTTTTGAAGACATGAAAAATATGAATGACGAGAATGACGATCAAAAGGATATGGATTTTATTATGATGTCTTTGGTATTACCACCAGACATAATAAAAGATCTCATCGACAACAGTTACCTTGATGAAGAAGATTTAACTTCTATGTTGGATGATTACAATAAAGAAATGAAAAAAGAAGATCCAAAATATACCGGTGACGATAAAGATCATCCGAACTATGGAAATAGATTCAGTGACTGGGATTTTGATTTGAACGGTGACGACTATAAGTAGTGTATTAGTATAATACTATGAGGCTTATATGATCGTTGACACTCCCAATGATAATGATGGATTTTAGGTTGTCAAGTCTTTTTTTATTATTTTATTTAGTACTTGCGTATGAAGTAATGAGGTGTATAATATATTCATGAATGAGAAGGACAAAGAAGAAACAGAAAAGAACAAGATTCATTACATAGACAATAAGAAGTTTTTTGCTGAAATGTGTGAATGGAAATGTCTTGTTAATGAAGCCAATGAGTTGGGTGAACCAAAACCACCAATTACTTCCTACATTGGTGAGTGTTTTATGAAGATAGCAGAACATCTTTCTTTTAAATCAAATTTTGCAAACTACCCATATAAAGAAGAAATGATAGGCGATGCAATTGAAAATTGTGTCATGTATGCTCACAATTTTGATGCAACTAAGTCTAAGAATCCCTTTTCTTATTTTACCCAAATAACTTATTACGCCTTTCTCCGAAGAATAGAGAAAGAAAAGAAACAATCGTATATCAAATTTAAGTTGCTTGAGAGCCAAGAAGATGTCGTAATACAGAAGTGGTATAGAGAGAACTATTTTGAAAAGAAAGATGACATTAATGTTGAGGATGCTATGAAAGATGCTTTTCAAGTAAATGATAAAGATATAAAAAAATTCCAACCAAAAAAGAAAAAGAAGACCAAAAAGAAGTCTGGTAAACTTGATGATTTTTTAGAGGATGAGAAGAGTGAAGATAGCCCTGATAAATGACACCCACTGGGGGGCGAGAGGCGACTCTCAAGTGTTCCTAAACTATTTCATGAAGTTCTTTGACGATGTGTTTTTTCCATACGTCAAAGAACATAACATACACACAGTAATACACGCAGGCGACCTGATGGACAGGCGCAAGTTTGTTAATTTCAATATTCTGAATCAGGTGAGGGAGAAGTTCATTGAAAGATTACAAGATGAAGGTATTGAGATGCATTGCATCCTCGGAAATCACGATGTCTATTATCGTAATACTAACCGCGTCAATTCTA